CGGCCTCACCAGCTACAGTGTCTTTCCATTGCTCAAACCATGCACGGGGATCTTCAGCCAAAAATGCATTCAATGCATAGCCAAAATCTTCATAGCTAATGCCATGGATGGCAAGGAAATTAGCTAAGCCAAGCACGCCCAGGCCAATCTGTTTATCAATGGTGGGAGAAAGATATTCTCCAGTGTCACCAACGCCAGTAGAAGGGTGAAGCTCGCAAAGTTGCGTCATGCCTTCAACGAAAGCACCTTGCAAATTGTCGAAACTACAGGCGCCAAGATTGACGTGCTGCAGCAAACAAGTGCCGCGATGTGGAAGATAAACTTCTAAACATACATTCGCCCGAATGCGTTCGCCTTTTGCATTGAAACGAATTTTGTTCAGCCAAATATCACCATTGCCAATTCCCTTCAGCAATGCATCAATAAATTCTTGAGAACTATTCTCAATAAACCTATCATCTACATTGACGCAACGCTTCACCCAAGGTAATTCACTTCGCGATGCATTAATAAATTCCAATGCATCGGGATGGTCATAATCAATATGTAACACTATGGCACCATTTTTGTATACGCCGCCCCTCCGTAAAATTTCATTAAGCGTGGAATAAATCTTGCCAAAACTTACTGGTCCGCTTGCCACCAAGCCTTTGCCATTTTCAGCATTCCTCGGACGCAAAGAAGACAAATGAACAGCGACCCCCGCACCATTGCGCAAGCCGTGGCTAACAAACCGCCAAGATGCTTCAATGCCATCTGGCCCCTCCATTGAATCTTCTACGTTGAAAACCGTGCAGCTAACAGGCAGGCGACTTTCGGAATTATCCAGCCAGTCTTGAACCCTTCCCGTGCGTGCAATTGGCTCACATTTTGCTTTGTCCTTAAGTCCCATGAGACAACAAAAGGGGGCGCTGCCCCCTGGCGATTAACTTAGGAAGGCTAGCGCAAATGCCATTATCCACACGCTTCTTAATGCAAATAACAGAGCCTGATGGCATGCCAAGTGCCAGCTAATAATGCAGCACCAAGCAGGCCCGACCATAGTGCCACGCGCAGTTCATGCTCGCGGATGGAACGATGGACAAAAGCTTTCATTTCTTCTTCAGTCATTAGTCGCAAAGATTTTCAGCATCTTCCATGGAGAGACGGTCCTTGATAAAAAGCTTTGCTTCGTTCAAAGTACGAAAGTAATAAGGCTTGCCATCAATGGCACTAAACCATTGAAACTCAGGCTTGCTGAAACATGGCCATAGCTTATAGGGACCATAGTTAAATGGCTGACGTTCTGGCAGACCAAACATGGTAATAGCCCGTAGTTTTACCACGCTAATTCTTATTACAAACTCTGCATGCATTATTTAATACATTCTTCAGCAAACGAGCACGCTCTTTATGAATCCTTAAGAGATTATGAAGATTTTTAAGCTTTTGTATCGCCATGATACGGAAAAAGCCACATTTGAGCCACAGGCCGAGATACGATAGCCGTAGGCAAGGTGCCGTCAAAAATCACTCAGCTTCTTGCTTAGCCCCTCCCGAGCGTCTCTAGCTAGTGAAGCGCCCCAAGCGCGGAACGATCAACAAAAAAAAGCTAGATAAGCCCCGACGCTCTCCTCCGCGCAGTCCCCCAAAAGGGACGGAGCTTTCACAACGAGGGGCGAAATACAAAAAAGGCTAACTCAGTTCCTAAGTAATGAGTCGCCCAAAATGTGCTTGGTGCCAGACAGGGCTTAAAAATTGCTTTTTCTATCTTTAAAAGCTTGAGCGGCGGCCTTTGAGGGCCGCCTTCTTGCTAAAAACGATGGAAAGGAAAATGCGCGATTTTGTGCGTCATTACGACGGCTTGGGCCGTCTCCATTGGTCTTGCCTATTGCTAGAAACGCTTCAAGCGGCGCCTACGGCTTGCTTTCAGCGTATGGCAACTGCATTGTCAGCGTATAAGCTATGCAGAGTTACGACTTAACAATGCAAGCCCTTGCTAAAAAATGTTCAAAATGCCAAATTGTTCAGGATGTTGCCTTCTTCAATAAAGATAAGTCTCGTAAAGATGGCTTTAGTCATCGCTGCAGAAAATGCGATATCGAACAGTCAAGGCGAAGTCGCATTAATAATCCAATGGTCACAATAACTGGCTTGATGTTAAAAAATGCACGTAATCGTGCTAAGGATAAAAATCTCCCCTTTGACTTAGATAGAGAATTTCTTCAGTCAATAGCTCCTTCTCATTGCCCTGTTTTTGGAATACCCTTGCAATGGTCTTGTTTTCGCTCAAACAAACCAGGAGGCCTGCCCGATAGCCCGTCCCTAGATCGCATCGACCCCTCTAAAGGATACACAAAAGATAATGTTTGGATTATTAGCCATAAAGCAAATACAATCAAAAGCTATGCTTCTCACGAAGAACTAAAACTAGTAACAGAAGCAGTTGGACGCGCTATCGTTAATTCGCTTGAATGGTAGGTATAAATACTTAGACGAAAAAAGGGGATGAAAATTGGCTCCACTTTTCGGAGCGTATACCGCAGCCCCCCAATCAAAAACAGCCGGGTTACCGCGCCACGGCTCAAAAGTCAAGCGTTTGTCACAATACGTTACACGGCGGATTGTTGCAAAAGTTAATCCCGAGTTGGAAGGTCGGGATTAGTTTTCCACAGCCCTGTGGAAAAAGTTAATCCCTTATCCCTACAGGATCGCCAGTCCTAGCCTCACTGTCAGACCTACCTACGGTCGCCATCCTGACACGGCAAAGCCCGGCATGGTGGGAACATACCGGGCAATGATAAAGGCCGCTTGTGCGGCCTTCTAGAAGGGTCTGATCAATCTTCACTTTCTTCTAGGAAGTCTTGAATCTGTTGCTTAAGTTCAACGATGGAAAGTTCACGAGAGAAACTATAAGCGCGGTCCTGCTCGGTTTCTAATAGATTCAGGAAGTCGCAGGCATCATCAAAAGTGTGGAAAGTTTCGGCATTGAAAGTGTGGCCAAAGTCGGTTTCGGTGATGTAGAACACGGGGAAAGATTGCGATGGAAAGAATAGAAGAACTTAGGAAAGATGGGCTTCTGCTTTCTTCTTGCTTGTGCCATGGGCCAGGAAAGCTATCGCCACTTTCTTGCCTCTCTTATGACATAGCATACAATCTGAGCAAGTTACAGTATCGCTACGTTGTGCGGGGCAAACTATAACAACGTTCCCGCCTTCGGTGTGCCAAGTGACGCGCTTCTCATCAGACTTTGCCACCATAACGGCAGGCAGATCGTGCGCGATTGCATCATCAACTTGCGCCTCACTTTCACAAGAAACGTTGATAGTGAAACCGGCACGATTAGCCTTTCTAATTAGAGAGAGATTCTCGCCAACTTTGAGGCTATGGTGAGTGTAAGTGTAAGCTCGGAGATGCTTAACGGCCACGATCATCTTGCGGATGAAAGTTTCAGAGATGCGGCCTTGATTGTGTGGTATGTCACCAGCCTGGTTATGTCTGAAAGCGGAACCTTGTGGCAGTTCTTGCAACTTAGAAAGGAAAGTTGCAAAACTTGTGCCACGTTCGCCGCTTGAAACTTTGAGCCAGTGTAGATTCAAGGGGCCAGATGTAGCGTAGCAGCCATTATCTAAGAAAGGGCAAGTTGGCGAGCATGTAGACTTTGCCGACGTTGATACTGCCATTGGGCCAGTCTTGGCGTTGCCAGACTTTGCCTTGAGATGAAAGGAAAGCTTAGAAAGTTGCATCGTTTGAAAGAAAGGAAGGAACGGAAAGAAAGAAACAATCAGCCGGGCAGAATGTCGTCAAAGTCGCCGCATTCAAGGTGACAAACAAAGTCGGAAAGAAAGCTGTTAAGAGTAGAGTGCGGCAACCATGCAATCAGTTCAGAAAGCATAAGTTCAGCGCCTACAGTTTCGGAAAGTTCGGCGGCTGTGTTGCGCGGCTGCTGATTGGGCACAGTGTAGGAAAGGGGAAGTTTCACGATCAGAAAGAAAGAAAGAAAGGAAAGAAAGAATCAGGATTCACCGGGAAGTTTGGCACGTAGTGTCACCACGTCCGAAACTTTCCTGCCGCGAGACTTTGCAAACTCGCAAACTTCGGAATCGGTCATCTCATCGAATAGTTGCCACTCTGTAGGAGTTAGGGAGTCGTCATCCACCAGATAGCAAGACGCGGCAGTTAGCACGGTCCCAGTGGTTGCGTCGATTAGCAGATACCGGGAAAGATCGGCAGCCATAGTTTGAAAAGCGAGAGAGAAGCGGCTCCGGGATCTCTCCCTTGCGCCGTTGAAAGAAGTATGGGCCACAAGCGGCACACAATCCCGGAGATTGGGCCACTAGGGCAAGCGGCACACGTTCCGGGAGCCTATGGCGCTTTCTGTGGTTGGCACGCTGCGCGGGAGGCTACTGGCAAGGGATGCTTTCAGAAAGAAATGAAACGCGCACACGCCCGCGCGAAATACCATGCAAAGTGCCCATCAGTCAACAGCCGCTGCAACAATCCGCAACAATCGACGCCCATACCATAGGACGGGTGAGAATCGCCGGATTGTGACGGCATGTCACAAAACGCCAGAATGTAGCAACGGATACCGACAGAAGCACAGGAAGCATGGTAGGCGCGGCAGCCGCCCAATTCTTTATTCTTTATACTTTCAAGCGCGGATTAATTCTTTATTCTTTACTCTCACGAGATGCGATCAATTCTTTATTGTTAACAATGACAAGGTGCAATTAATTCTTTATTCTTTACATCGAAAAAGTGTGATTAATTCCCTATTCTTTATAGCTTCAAAGTGCAATTAATTGTTAATTGTTATTATCGGCAAAGTGCAATTAATTGTTATTAATAACTGCCAGGAAGTGTGATTAATTTTTTATTGTTATTGCCGCAAAATGCAATTAATTAATAATAAGAATAACAAACTGAAAAGTAATTATAATTAACAACCAATCACAATTGCAGTTTATTTATTATACAAACTCAGCCGATTCCAATTTTTTACTATACAAAGCTAGCCGATTCTGTTTTTTTTATTATACCAAGCTAGCCGATTCTGATTTTCTCATAAATACGCCAATGGCGAGTCCTGATTTTCTATAGATAAGCCGCTAGCGATTCCCTACTCCATTTAGTGCGGCCACGAGAAACCCTATTGCAACATTCTTCCATTCGCTCCCCCGTTTCAAGTTTTGTTTTCATTACACGAAGCCATTGCGAAGAACAGACTTTCATCAAGCCATCTACCAGGTCATGATCTTGATGCTTCCAAGAAACAAATTGCTGAATTTTCTTGATCAAAGACTCTCCAGCGTTGAATTCTTTTGCAATCGCCTTTACTTTCTCCCCATTGATTAATCGCAGACGGATTCTCCTCACTTGATCAGAGGTAAACTTAGCGTTTTTGGCGTTTTCACCTGTGGTCGTCATATTCAAGCCAGTATCCCAAGCGTGCCTCACATTGTCTTCTGCTGTTGTCCATTCAAGATTACTGATATGACTATTAAGCTTGTTGCCGTCAACATGATTAACGCACCATTCTCCCCTCTTATTTCCAACTTTGCCGGGCGCAGAAGGCATCCAAGTGAGACGCATTAAATAATAGACAGTACGAGGCTGGGATCTGCCATTTTCTCTTAATAACACCCATGGATAGGGATGAGTAGCGTCTGTTTGTGGGCTCATCAATCCCTTTTTAAAGGCGCTCCACACCTCGCCCTTCTCATTGATGAAATAGCGTCCGTCATACCCAGGGATCTCCTTAAACCCTGCAGGCACGCTGCTATGCTTGTATTCAGCCATGGCCAAACTGCTCCTTTGGTAGTGGTTAGAAACGTCACGAGACTGGCATCTCGCGATGTTTCGCCATGCTAGCAATTATTTTCCCTACCAACCATGACCATCAAAAGCCGCCTTTAGGGCGGCTTCTTCGCTGGCAAACGGTCCTCCTACAAAGCTTTCATCATCATCAGAATAGAAATACCAGCCTTCCACCAATTCAGTGCCTTTACAGCAATCTTCGGAGAAAAAGTCCACGAGAATCATTTGAACTGCTCCTGCAGGCGATTGAACAGCCATTGCTCCTTGGTATCAGGGCGCATCAGTTCATAGCCTTCATGGTCAATGATGGCATCACCAGCACTATCCACATGCCCCTCCAGATCGCGCCTCCAGAGGCCTTTGCAGCAGCCTTGCTGGTCAAAGATGGCAATAGTGTCCTCCCTGTCCTCCATAGCGAGCCTCACGTGAAATAGCAGGTCTCTCAGACGGGCCGCCTGGTAGCGGCCCTTGCTGGGAGGGAAATACGGGCCGTTGTCTTGAAAAGTGGCAATAGTAAGCATGATCAAATCTCAGCAATAATACGAAAATCGGGATCGTTGTCTTTTTTAATCCATCGACATTGATTCATGCCAGGAATGACAATAAATAGCTTGTCATGATGGTCTTGTTCAACAATGGCAGCAGTGACGCTATTGCCAATGCGAGATTTGCCTTTCTTTGAAATGGCAAGGATAGAAATAATATCAGGCATTGTTTTAAAGAGGAGAGCGGGCCGCTTGTGGCGGCCCTTGTGCGAATCAGGCAGTTTGCTTCTGCATCCAACGCTGGCGATCATCAGCGCTTTCAAAAAGCGCCACTGGCTCATCGCTGTTGGGCTTGGTGCAGAAGAACTTGCTGGTGAGTAGCTTGCTGGTGCGAGCATCACGGAAGTCTGCTGTCCATAGCCAGAAGCCCTGGCAAGAAGCAACAAGCTTCACGCGCCGCTCAGTGCCTTTAGGAGCGCAGGAGCGCCACCACTGCCCCTGGGTGGGGGAGAAGGCAGCCATGGTGAAGATAAGACGGTCAGTCATTGGAAGAAGAAGAGGAGAAGCTCGCGCCTCAGTGAAACCAATATATATGCAGAAGGGGCCTGATGGCCCCTTTGTTACAAAGCTTCACACAAGCTCGATGCGGTCAATGGCGAAATCGGGGTGGAGCTGTTGGCACACGGAACGAGCCTGGTCAGCAGAGAAGGCGATATATGCAAGTGCGTCATAACGCTGATTCCTGCGGCAGAAACCATGGCAGACGAATTTGCGCTCTACTGGTTCGATGGTCTTGATGATGTAGTGAGGGCGGGAATCTGCCACGTGCTGCTGGGCCTGCTCAGAGGAAGCAGCATCAATGAGAAGCTCGTACTGGCCGCCATTGCGGGAGTTGGTGCAGAGGATGGAATAGGAAGTCATTGGTCTTGGGAAGGAGAGACTCGCGCCTCGTTGGAACAACAATACAGCAGAAAGGGGGCCTGCAATGCCCGCCTGTTACAAAGCTTCATAAATGGGAGAGGGCTGCGGGGGCAGCCCTGGGCTGAGTTAGGCCAAGCTTCACGAGGCAAGGCTTTAACGACACTCAGTTGCCGGTAACGCTCCAATGAAGAAAAATTGGGCGAAACGATGATAATGGCTATTGCGTGATATTGGCGCAGAGCGTAGCCACCATCATAGCTTCACCTGGTTTTGAGCCTTTAGCAATAGGACTGCGCCAGCCATTCCACTTCCCAGCTTCAGAAGCATTCACTTGCAGCGCAGAACAACTTACAGCGATGTAAGAAGGCGTTTGCACTGATTCTCCTTTGCAGGAGCGCAATGTTGTACGCACACCATCAGCAGAAAGTTTCCACTGATTCCATTGGTAAGTGCAATCACCAAACGAACGTTCGGAAGCAGCTTCAGGAGTTTGCTGCATGATTTTTTCTAGTATTTCTTGCTGGCGTGATTTTGTTTGTTCTTGCTGAACAATAGGAGGGAGTTCAGGAAGAGCGGTTGCAATGAAAGGAAGCATGATGTTGATTAAGAAAATGCAGGAGATTGTTGTTTGTGTTGGTAAACTGTTTTTGCTGGCAGCATGATCCAGCCGGTGTAGTTAGGAGAAGAGCGATCCACGCGGATGAGACCCTTCCTTTCCAGAGCTGCAAGAGCGTTTAAATACGTTTCTAGGCGATTACCTACTAGAAAAAGCTTTGGTACAAAGCATGGTGCATGTTTGTTGCGCTTTTGATGAGCGAGAAAGTGGCAATAAAGATTGCGCTGATTAATGGAAAGTCCTGAATTAATTGTTTCCATCACATTTGGTCGCAAATCCCTATCAACACTTCACCAACGTATTTCCTTGCTGCTTCTAGATGGCCAAACGCTTCAGAGCGTTCGTCGCGGGCCTGATAGTAAGCATCAGGGCCTTGTGGATAGAAATCGCGTCCGTTGCACGTTGTAGAAGCAAAAGCTTCTAAAGCTTTGGTGAGTGCATCGTAAGCAGCGGCGTATTCATCACGGAGAGTGGTCTTGCCAGTGCCGTTGAGATGGAGAGTGGGGATAGTAGCCATTGGGGAGGTTGCGGAGGTTGCGGAGGGTTCGGAGGGTCTAGCCGTGAAGAATGTTGTTGAAATACTGTTCAGCTTGCCACTTATGGTCAAAGATGCCGTAGCTGGTGTAGTGGAGCTTTAGTTCTGTGATGCGTTCCCAACCATACGCTTCCCACTTGCGGGAGCCATCAGCACACATATATTGCTGAATGCCATAGCCACTGTTTTGAGCTTGGCGATCAGCTTCCAAACGTGCTTCGTAGGAAGGATAGTGTTTCATGATCAGAAATAAATGGCCTGGCCGTTGCTTTTAACGCTGATCACGCGCTCACAATCAAAGGAACGCCATGCACCTTCGCCTGCAGT